TACATGCAGTAAACCTCTAGCACTTTTTTTAGTACCATCATCTGTTACTGGGTCTTTGAATATTTCTATACCTATTTCTCCATAAGCAGGAGAACCACTTTCTACAGATAATCTAACTTGAGCTTGAAATAAATAAATTAAGCTAATTATAGCAAAAGCTATTGTTATAATTACTGCACCACCAACCATATCTTTATCTTTTGGAGGATAATATGCCATAATATAATTCATTAATAGAAGTATTAATGTAATAATAAAACTAAACCAACCTATATTTTTTCTTGTTATTTTCATTTTTTAAATTTTTTAAATTTTTTAATCCAATTTTTAAGTGGAAATACTGCTTTATCACCTGGATGTATTGAATACATTTCTCCAGATTCTATATTAGTTAATTTCTCTGTTGTTTTTCTACCTGATTTTTCTAGAGTAAACAGTCCAGTACTCATTATCTCTTTCATTAGTTTTCTGTACTCTTTACTCATAATTAGTTTAAATTAGAATTTCTATATATACTAATATTATTCATTTCAATTGCCATGATTAAAACATTTTAATTACTTCTAAATTACTTGGTTGATAACCTGTACCACTTTTATTCCAATAAGTATAAGTATCAAATTTACTATTTGTAGTAAATACTTTATCAAAATAATTAGTAACAGGGTCTTCTCCTAAATTTTGAATAGTTATATGTGATACAGCTAAATATAATTTACCACAATTTCTCTCTCTAAGTAATTTAGCTAAACCTTTAAAAGTTCCACCTTTTACACAGATATCATCTATAATAAGAATATCTTTACCTTCAAAGTCTTGTCTATCTACTATTTGTGTAATATTAGATTCTCCTGCTGTATACTTTCTAGATTTAGATGCTGAATAAGTCTCTCCTGCCCATTGTATTTTATCACAAAGTTTCATAAGTGGTTTAAATCCACCTGCATCTGAAGACATTAGAATTAAATTATTTTCTTGTTCTTGAGCAGATGATTTTTTTTCTCTAAAAATATTACCATATATAACTTCAAAAATAAATTTACTATTATCAATTATAGTAACATTATCTATTAAAACTTCTACTACTTCTGAGTTATGAGGATGAAATATTTCATAATGTATGTTTTTATATTTATTTAAAAACTCACATACCATCTTTAATCCAAAAGATTGATTAGTGTCAAATCTTCTATCTGCTTGAGCATCTAATAAGTTTGGAATAGTCACTATAGGATGTGCTCCTTTCCATTCCATAATCTCTAATATTTGTCCTAAATGCCATAAATCTTCATAAGAATTAATCTTATAGGTAAAAGCATAACCTTCATTTTGATTTAATATATCTAGATTATCTTCTACTTCCGCATAACTTGTTCCATCTGGGTATTTTGTTACTCGTATCATAATATTAAAATTTAAAAATTGTATATCCTAAACTAACTCCTACAGCAGGAGACCATTTTACACCATTATACATATATCCTACACTAGCACTAACATTGAATTTTTTATCTTCAATACCAGATACTTGCCATGTTCTAACATCTGTAGTTTCTGTATATGGATTATAATTTTTTACATCTGCAAATGGAGTACCTTTACTTAATCCTAAAAATCCATTAGGCTGTAAACCTATAACAACTGAATACTTATGTTTCATTGTTAGTTTATAATAAGTAGAATCAGCTATAAAAGCTCTTTGTGTTGGCTCATAATGAAGATTAAAACCATATTTAGCTTCAATCCATTTATTATTAATTTCTTCTCCTAATACTCCAGTAAGAGAATCAATACTTATAGTATTATTGGTAGGTACAAATATAGTATCTATCTTAGTTTCTGTTTTTACAATAGTAGCACTACCTTTTTCCTTAAGTAATCTTTTATTTTCCTTTACAATATTTTGAAGCTCCTGAATAGTACTATCTTTAGTTTCTAGTTTTATAAAAGTTTCTGCTTTTTCAGTTTCTAGAACTTGTATTCTAGCTACACTAAGACCATCTTTATCTTTCCAAGTAACTAATTCAGAATTTAAAGCTTTTTGTAGATTATTAAGTTCATTATAATCTTTCTTTATATCAGCATTGCATTTATAAAGTAAAAAGATTACTATTATACACCCTATAAGTGCTACTGTTTTTATATTTTCCAATTTCATATTGTTTGAATTAAAAAGGGGATGTTTCCATCCCCTTAATTGCTACTCTTCTCTGTTATCTCCTTCTCCGTGAAGTGTGTTTGTACTTCTTCTTAGCATTAATTTTTTGTAATTCATTTCCATAATCTCTTCTAGACTATATCCTATTAAATTACTAGTTGCTGTAAGATACCATAAGACATCTCCTAGCTCTTTAGCTATTGCATTTTTATCTGTTTCAGTTATTTCATTAGTATTAAGATAATCTTTATCTCTATATAACTTTTTTACTTTATCTGAAACTTCTCCAGCTTCCCCAGTTAATCCCATTGCACAATAGGCTAACCCTATTTCTTTTGGAAAAACAGCTGTCTTTCCTATAATTGTTTGATATTCTTGTATATCCATATTAAATAATCTCAATTGCATTTTTTTAACCACATTTTGAACTTCCACAATCTAGACACTTATTGCATCCTTCTTCAAATATTACATTAGTAGAGCCACAATCATTACAACTAACTGTAGATTTAGCTCCATCTGGAATATATTTCTTAAGGACTCTTGCTAGACCTTTAGTAAAACTAAATAAATCTCCATTAGACTTATGTAATTGCTCTACTATAAATTTAATATCAGCTCCATGTCTTAAACTAGTTGATACTAATCTAGTAATAGCAGCTTGCTCATCTGTCATTTCTGTAGTAATGTCTTCAGAATAGGTTTCTTCTTGTTTAATCAAGTCATACCTACCCTTCTTAATTTTTCTTAGTATTAAATTGTTTTCATTAGTAAAATAATCAGTAACAAATACTTCATATGGTTTACTATTTAACAGTCCCACAAATACGTTATATTTAACACCATTACTAACAGTAGAATGAACCTCACATTCTAAATCTTTAGGTCTTTTTACAGCATCTACATACTGAAACTCATCTCTATCTTTATTTATTATAAGTACTCCTGACCTAGAATTATCTCTATATACAGTTATACCTTTTAATCCTCTTTTCCAAGATTCTAAGTATATTTTAGACACCTCTTTTTCTGAAACATCTTCAGGTAGATTAATAGTAGATGAGATACTATGAGTAATATATTTTTGAATTGTAGATTGTATTTCTACTCTTTTAATCCAATCTATATCATTAGCTGTAGAATCATACCAAGGAGATTGTTTAAACATGTTTTCTAGAAATTCTTTATTTTGTTTTAATACTGAATAACCATTTTCATCTTTTTGAATTAACCAATCTTCAAATTTAGGATGTAATACAGGAAATTCTTGCCAAGAGTCCCCATTCTGGTCTACAAAATCTACTCTAACATCATCACCTGGATTTACTTTTTTTCTTCTAATATAAAATGGTTGAAATAATGGTTCTATACCTGAAGTAGTTTGACACATAAGACTCACTGTACCTGTAGGTGCTACTGTACTCCATGATACATTTCTCCTACCAGTATTATTTAATTTCTTTAACTTGTCTGGAAATTGTTTCCATATAAACTCATAAAACTTATTTTCTCCTCCTACTATAGCATATCCATTCATTGAATCTCCAGATACATGCCACTCTTTTTCTCTATCCCATCCTTCAAATGGTCCTCTAAGAATAGCTAAATCAGTTGTACAGTCTAATTCAGATTCTAACTTAGTTGTCATTATATGGTCTATTTCTACTATAGCAGCAGGAGAATCATATTTAATTCCTAATGCAGCTAAAGTATCACCTAGTGCTGTAAAACCTAAACCTGTTCTTCTAGAAGCTTTAGCTGTACTATATATCTTTTTCCAAAGTTCTTTTTCAACTATTTTTATTTCAGATGGTTCTGGGTCAGAATTTATTTTATCTATAATTCTATCTATATGTTCTAATTCTAAATCAATTAAATCATCAGATAGTCTCATAGCTTCATAATTGACTTTATAAAACTTTTCATGGTCAAAATATGCATCTTTAGTAAATGGATTAACTACAAAAGAGTATAAATTAACAGCAATTAATCTACAAGCATCATAAGGTTGCATTGCAATCTCAGAACATGGATTAGTAGTTACTTGTCTAAATTGAGGATAAACTCCATCAGGACTATAATTAACCATATTATCCCAGAACATAAGTCCTGGTTCAGCTACATTATGAGCTGACTTAATAATCTCATTCCAATATTCTTTTGCTTTAATCCTTCTAAAGTATAGATTACCAAAATATTCACTTTTAGTTTCACCAATCCAACCCTTTTTTAATTCATTATAATTTAAATCATTGAAAGAGGATGAAGAAGCTTCAAAATTACATGGAAATCTCAAAATATAATCTTCATCATTCTCTACAGCTTTCATGAACTCATCATTAAGTTTAACAGAAATATTAGCACCAGTTACCTGTGTTAAATCTCTTTTAATCTTAATAAAATCCATAATGTCAGGATGGTTGATATCCATACTAATCATAAGTGCTCCTCTTCTACCATTTTGAGCTACTTCTCTAGTTGAATTACTAAATCTGTGCATAAATGATACAGCTCCAGTAGATGACTTTGCAGCATTTGTTGTAGAAGTTCCTTGAGGTCTAAGTGTTGATATATCTATACCTACACCACCTCTTCTCTTCATCAGTTGTACTAATTCTTGGTCTTTCTGAAATATTCCTCCATAAGAATCTTCTGGTTGTCCAATTACAAAGCAATTACTTAAAGAACCAATACTTTTAGCTCCTAATTGAGACATAATAGAACCTTGAGGAATAATATATTTGAAGTCTTTAAAAAAATTATAGATAGATTCTTCATCTAAATCTTTTCTCTTTCCACCATACTTTGATAAAAACATTTCAGCTTCATAGTTTTTATTTCTATCACCTAATGCATTCTCATCAATTTGGTATTTCTCTTCAACTTTAGCAAATTCTTTTGCTAATCTTTTGTGCATATCATCAGGTGTTTCTTCACCTTCTTGTGCATATTTAGATTGCCAAACATTTGCAGCTAACTCATCTCCATTAAAATATTTTAATAATTTTTCACTTCCCATATTAAAAATTATATTTGCCATTCTAATGCCTTAGATATAATAGGTAATTCTTGTATAAAAATCTTCTTTATATCCTTAGCTATTAATTGTATCTCTTTTTGTGCATGACCATCATCTCTTAAATCTAAAAAATGAATCCAAGACCTAACTGGTCCAGTCATAAATATTTTAGTTTTAGTAGCCATAGGTAAAACCATTCTAGCTTGTTCTCTAGCTACTCCAGCTCTTAATAATTGTCCATATAACCTTTTAGATTCTCTAAGATGATTTCTTATAGCAATATCTGCCATAGTAAAATCTTCTAATCTAGGATTAAATATTTCTTCACTAGATTGTCTATTATTTGTAGCTTGTCTTCTAATTTCCACATCTTCAAACATACTCTCAGATACTTTAGATACATCTTGATATCTTTGTGAAAACTCTTGAAATGTAAATGACCTATGCCTTAATAGTTGAATACCTATTGCTTTAGAAGTTTCTATTTCAAAAGTTATAAAGCCATGCTCAAAAGGAGACCAATGTTTGTTTTTAATTAAGTAATTAAGAAGTTTATCAGGTTGAGCAGTTTTATCCTCCCTAGATGAAGATACCCTAGCTATTTCAACTATAGTATTTTCAATATTAGGAGTTATTGACTGTAACTGTACTTTCATCTTCTTTTAATTTTTTTATTTCTGTAAACCTTTTTAGAAATTCTTTCTCTGCTCTACTTGGTGTCCAATAATCTAATCCATTATCTGTAATAGGAGCTTTTAAAGGTTTCCAATTTACATCTAACTTCTTAATAAAAGTTCTTTCTAATAACAAAGCTCTTTTATCTACATCTTTAGTTTGTTCTGTGTAAGGATATTGAAACCCATATTTATCAGCTATTACCTTAGATATTTTATCTTCAATAGCCATAAAATCTGGAAGCATTTGTTTAAGTGGTGTAGGACAATCTCCAGTGTAAGCTTCAGGTGCATCATGCATTAAAGCTTCTAATTTATCTCCTTTTGTATTATCATAACACCAACAACAATGCTGTGCTACTGAATAAAAAGTTTTAGTATGTCCTAACCATCTTGGTATATGAGATAAAGCTTTTGCAATATCTAATATAGATATTTCTAAAGGGTCTATGTTCTTATAATCAAACACTAAATTATTATATGTTCTTATGTAACTCATAATTTCAAATTTTTATTCCACAAATTTACTGGAATATATACCTTTTTCTCTATACCAGAGTTTCTAAAATGAAGGATATCAGGATTTATATCTTTAGTATTTATTGTATAGGTGTATTTATCTGTATTGATAATTATTTTATTTGAAATAACATACAATTCATAAGGTATACTCCATGCATTTAATTTTCTAAATATATGTGCCTCCGTATCAAATTTTGTATACACATTATCTTTAAAAATACCTATTTTTCTAATCCTATTTTCTGATATTAATTCTAATAAAACATTACCATTATCTAAAATAGTTATAGTATTATTATTATTGTCAATTATTTCCTTCATTTGTTTCAGGTTTATATCTATCATCCAAATCTGGTCTATGTTCTATCATATAAGCTAAAAACAATGTATTACATTGCATATGTCCTATATGGGATAAACCACTTTCTGGGTCATTATCTTCACCTTCCATAAAGGCATCTAAGTGTCTTTTTAGGCTCTCACAAATCTGCACTACAGATAATCCTTTTTTCCAGTTATGTGCATCATACTTTTCTGCACCAAATTCTAATACTCTAACCATAGGTAATAGGCTAGATTGAGGGACAAGTCCCCATCTGGGTTTTCCAGAATTAAATCTAGAACCCATTTCTTTTTCCTCCATAAGCTGTTTGATTGTTTTTTTTATAAGAAGAATTAGGAGGCTAATTGTGCCTCCTTTAATTCCTCTTTATAGTTAAATATTTCTTCCTCTCTATTAGGAGGAAAATCTAATTCTGCATCTTTAAAGTCTTCTACAGTTACTTCTGTGTTATATTTTTTATTTACAACACCTACAAATGTAGAGACATATTCCTTGTTTTTTTGAAGTACACTTCTAATAACTCTCATTTTCTTATTTTGCCTATCTTCAATCTCTTTATTAGAGATATTTATATATTTAAAATAATCATTAATTATTCTATTAGGGTACATTTGACTATAATTTCCTTTTATAAACTGTAAATAACTAGTTTGATAATCATTGGGAATCTTTAATACTACCATGTGTTTATCTTTATCATATACATAATCTGTTACATAGTAGTATTTATATGAAATCCAATCTAAAAACTTATCAAATTTTCTTTTGTAGTCAAGCCTGTCAGCATCAGAAGCTAGTGCAATGTTAGTATCTATTAAAATATAAATACATCCACCAGACTCTCTTCTATTATAGTCATTAACTCCTACTCCTAACTTAAAAAATGATGACAACTTAGTTGTAAGTTCTTCACCATAATATTTTAAGCAAGGATAAAGATACTTCCAAGTTCTGTTTTCATACAACTTCCCACTTTGTATTTGCATTCTAAATAATTTTTAATTTACACATCTAACTAAACCAAATGGTTTATATTTCCTTAATTGTAAATGTATTAAAAACCATTTAGTGAAAACAGAAAGTAAAGATACAAAATTTTTACTTTTTTCACAACATAATTATTCAGATTCTGGAAGTGAGTACTCTATTATTTTCTTGAAGTCTTCAAATGTCATACAAACTATGTCATCATATTCTTCCCTATTTCTCCTTCCTTTTTCTCTGTTTTTTCTGTGTATAAGAATTTTTGGTAATGTATGCTCTATAGAAGTAGCTGGAAATAATTCAGCCATTTTTTCTTCTATATACTTAAGTTCTTTACCATAATTAAGTCCAGAATCATACCCAGCTTTAATTTGAACATTGAATGGTATAAATATTAAATCTATACCAGCATCATCATGCAGTTTAGAACCTTGTCTAGAAGTTCTACAATGTTTAAAGCCTAATTCTTCTTTAAATTTTTTAGCGTAAAGTCTTTCAGCATCAGAGCCTTTTCTTTTATTTGTCTTACCATAATTTTTCTTTTTTTTAGCCATATTCTAATCTTTTATTAGAACAGCAGGAACTTCTTTTAAGTGTTTATTCATTGCAGTTACACTTTTAAATTTAGGTTTTTCATAATTATTATTAAATAACCATTCCTTCATATTAGAAGTAACTACAATATCAATTTTTTCATTTTTGAATTTCTGAATATATAATTCATCAATCTTTTTCAACATATTCTTATACAAAGGATTGTCATAAAAATCATTACTTATAAATAAAGTAAGTTTTCTATTATCCAAATTTGTAGAAAGTGATGACATTGAATTATTAAGTACATATTCAGAGTTTATACCTAAACATAAAAGTGGTTCATTGTTAGCATATATAATACCTCTATGAGAAGAAACAAAATGTTCTTGTCCTCCTTGTCTAAATATACATCTACTAGGCACACTTCCTCTATCTAATTGATAAACTAAATCAGCATACCTTCTATTGTAAGTATGGTTTGGTGCTTCATTAGGTAGTATATATTCTAATACTTTTATGTCTCCTTCATCCTTTGTAAATATAAACAAATTATGTGCAAATAATGAGTAAAAAGGTATAAATCTGTTTTTATCAGAAGTTCCTATTATTCCAGTTCTAAAATCTTCATCTTTATAATAACTAGGATGAAAATCAAAGTAAACTAAATTACTCATTTTTATTCTTCGTTTATATAATTAATAGGTATAAAGTATTCCCATTTAAATGGAACAGTTCTATCATCATCTCCTACTACATTATTGCCATAATGATTAGTAAAAAATCCAACCATATGTGATGCAATCATTGCAGCAGAATGTGATGTTTGTTTTAATGTACAAGGTTCTGGAGCTACTTCACTATCATCAAATAAATGCTTTCTATATTCATCTATTTTATCAGGTGTAACACAAAATATTGTAAGTTGTTCCATAAGAAGTCTACCATCTATGAATACAGGTACTCCTGTATCTACTGATTCATCTTCTGAAGCAACATTATCTACATTTTGAATTTCTTTCCATTCCTCTACATATGCTACCCAAGACTCAAACATATCTTTTCTAGCTTGCATATTATCAAATGCAGAAAACATATAATGATGTGTCATAGAGTCTTTTGTATATCTCTCATTGTTTGCTGTCATATCTTCTCCAGAAAAACTATAAACTACTTCTTTAAGTGCAGCCACTTTAGACTTATTTACAGAATCTTTAGAAAATAGTTGTCCACCTATATTATGTTCTTCAACAATATCAAAGTCATATACAATAGGTTTATAACCAGCTCTAGCTAACATAAGTGATAACCAAGAACCAATTCCTCCAGCACCTCCAACAATACAATATACTTCCTTTTTAGGAAACCAAGGAGCATCTTTAAATCTACTTGCCTGTACTAAATTCATGTTTATTAAATTTTTCTAACATATTATGTAATGATTCTGAAACTGGTCTTAGCATTTGTACAACCCAAGGAGTTCTAGTAACTTCTATTTCAGTATTAAGATTCTCTAATACATCTTCAGTTACTTGTCTAAAGAATGTTGGTTCTTCTTTTGAAGCCCATTTATCAAAGAATTTCTCATACACCATAGTATATTTTTCTAATACACCTCTAGCAAGAGATTTACCATTAACTCCATATTGTCTATACATTTCCAATACATCTTCTAAGTCTTTGTAAGAACTAACATCATTTCCAGTATTAACAACAAACATAGTAAATTCCTCTATAATTTCTTCAAAATTATCTGAATCTACATTTACATTTACTTTATTATTAGTTTTTTTTGCAGCTATTTGATGATGTGGTGTATCACCAAAAAAATCTGGAGTATCATCCCATTCGTCTACTGTGTCTTGGAAGTCTTTTGACCATCCTTTTCCTGCTGGACTTGTTTTTACGTGACTTCTTGTGTCTACTGGAACTATTCTGCTTTTTCCAAAACCCTCATAAATAGTTCTAGTGCCTCCTCCACCATGATGAGTATGTATTACATGTTTAGGTTCAGCAGCTTTAATAATTCCTGCAACTTTACCTTTAAATGCATCATCCACTTGTATTTCATTCCTGGGAGCATCTATCTCACAGTCATATACAACAAGTTTTCTTTGGATATCATCATCTTTAGATTTGTAAGTATACTTTTGACCATTTTCATCTTTAGCTATTAAATCTGATGGTTCTGTTTCTGCTATAAAACACACTTTAGCACAGAAATCCATAAAATTATTTACTATAAGAGATGTATAAACATTATGATTTGGAGCATTGTCTTCTAATTCAGACCAATCTGTTCCAGAGAAAAATACATTCATAGTATTGTGAGAATGAATGTGTCCTATTTTCCAATTTTCAGACTCTTCATTTTCCATCATATATTCTACAACTCTTTCATCAAAAGAGTATTCTGTAAAAGCAGCAGTACCTTTTTGCATAGGTAAAATATCTTGTAAAGTTATTACCATATTTGCAGGGTCTTTGATACTACCTTCTACTGAGTAGAATAATATTCCTGACCACTCTACTTTAGATATCTCCTTGCACAGCCACTGTATCTGGTCTAGCACTTTCTTGGGCATGACCATCTTTATTTTCGTACCTAGCAATTGTACTCTCTCTAATTTTTTTGATATTAATGTCATATTCTAATTGTTCTTTAATAAATGTTTTAATTGATGGATGTAAGATATAAGATTGTTTAGATATATCTTCTAATTCAGGTGGATTACCTATAACTACAGGTACTTCTTGTCCTTGAAAAATATATTTTAATCCAATACTGGGCGGAGTTCTATATCCTGGTAACTGACCATAAGCATAATAAATTCCATCAGATTCCATACATAAAACTCTTGTTTTATCTGATTCAGTTAAAAGTGATATATAACTATTAATAAAAACATCAAATTTTTCATCATCTGATATACTGTATTTTTCTGACTCATATTTAACATTTATATCAGGAGTCTTATTATCAATTTTATGATGCTCTATAAGCTTATTTAAATACCACTTTGCTCTCTGTACACTATAATTATAAATTCTACCACTTGATGGAGAAGTTTTTATACTTGATATAGTTTTATAAGGACCACCTTCTAAAGATTCCCAGGATATCATTCCTAATAACTGAACTAAAAATAATTCAAATTTTTCAGATGTAAAACCATCTGAATTTATTTCAGCTATAAAATCATTAATATGTCCTGAACCTCTACAAAAACTACTCCAATATGGAGGCACATCTGAACTACCATTTTTACCTATAAAACCAGATAAATGGCTGTGAAAATAGTTAGAATTCCATTCTGCATATGATACAGTAGTTCTACCTCCAGATAAATTATATATTTTAATTTGAGAATTATCTCTATATAAATCTATACTTACAAATAAATCATTAATTACATGTTTTTTCTTATAAGAATTAACTATAGTAACTTCTTTAAAATAAATCACTAATCCTCTTATATCTACAGTACAATTTTCTAGGGATGTACCTGTTGGTACACTTATATCAAGGTCCCAATTGTCTGTATGAACATCTTGTGCAGCTTTTACAGCTAATCTAAACTTATCAAAGGCTCCTTTTGTAAGTTTACTACCATGCAAATATAGATTACCTTGTTCAAATTTCTCATTAATCCACTTGAAATCTCTACACTTATCATTTATTTTTATTTCTTTTAATATTTCTCTAGTATTCATAAATATAGTAAAATAAGATAAAAAGGGGAGCTTTTATATAGCTCCCCATATTGTTTTTAGTCTAACCAACTAGATGATTTTTTCAAACCACTTCCTGGACCAGCTGTTCCATTTTGAACTGCTCTTAAGTCCTCTAAATCTGGGTCTATACCATAATTAACTTGTGAGCCTTTGCAACAACTGCCTTCAGCTAATTCTTGACCAACTTCTTCAAGTTCATCAGCTATATCAGTTAACTTTTCAGCTAAACTATATAACTTAGATGATAATTCACCACCTGATTTAGTTTTTTGAGGCATTAAGTACAACTTAAAATCTCCTTCTGGAAGAACTGCTTCATCCATTGTTAATTCATTTCTAGTTTCCCCAACCATTATCTTCATACCAGAGAAATTAATCTCTCTAGCAGATAACAATGGCTTCAACTCTCCAAGAGTTGACACATTTGTTTCAATTGTACCTGAAACACCTACTGTTGATAAGACTTTAATCTTTCTTGTAGCCATTTTTAAAAAAGTTTTAGTTATTAAATAGAGACATCAGTGAATCTCTCTCCTTTGATTGCTTGAGTGAAAGATAATGCTTCTTCCAATCTAGCTAAGTCAGAAGTTAATTTAAACTCTGATTTTACATCATAAGGAATTTGTCTTTGAGCAGCAGCAATTGCTTGTCTCTTTTGTGCAATTTGTGCATTCAAATTCATAATCTCTCTTTGTACTTCAATAGAAGCTTCTTGTGCTTTGATTGCTAATGCTTCTTTTTGAACTTTTTTCTCATCTTTAGAGATTAATTGTAAATAAGTTTCTTTTGCCATTTTAATTAAATTTAAATTTAAAGTTTTTTTTACCAAATAATTTTTTCTTCCAAAATGTCATTTACTTTACTGAAATGTTTACATCCAAAGAAACCAGCAGTACCTCCATTATATGTTTCAGCAGCAGGGTGTGGTGCTTCTAGCACAACATTATTTTCAGCTATAAATTCTTTATAAGCTTGTGCTTTCTTTCCCCAAAGCAACCATACTACTTTATTTCTATTAGATATATACTTAATAACTTCTACTGTAAAGTTATTCCAGTATTTTAAATGACTTCCAGCTTTACCTTCCTCTACTGTAAGTGCTGTGTTTAATAAAAACACACCTTGTTGTGTCCAATGTGTTAATGTTCTCCATCTTCTATCTGCTCTTTTTAGATTGTTATCATCAATCTCTTTAATTATTATATTCAGACTTTGTGGTATACTACATTGTGCATCTACAGCAAAGGCATAGCCAATAGCTTGACCCTTTTTTGGATAAGGGTCTTGTCCTAATATAACTACTTTTATATCATCAACAGGCATAGAAAATACATTAAATATATTTTCTGCTTGTGGATAAAAAGTACAATTAGGTAATATCTGTGTGTTTAGTTGTATAAGGTCCTCATCTCTATTTAATATTTCCATAATAGGTATCCAGGATGAATGTATTTTACTTAGTGGATTCATAATAATTGTTTTAATTTTAAAAATTCTAATAAAGCATTTTTCCCTTTGACCTCTATGTAATCAGACGGGTCCTTAATTTTCTCTTTTAATAATATTGGTGGTAACATAACTGATGATATATCATTATTAGTTTTAAATGATTTTAAATGCTCTACAACTAATCTACTATTAGTAATGCCTGCATTATCATTATCAAACCAAATAATAATTTTTTTAAACTTAGAAAGTAAATTCAGTAATATTTCATTATTAGGTATCATTCCTTCATTTTGAAACCATATAACTATAAGACCTTGATTTTTAAGTACTCTGTAATCTTTATAAGATTTAGTTATAATTAATTGTTCTCCTGATTTAGGTAAATCATTTACACCACCTATATCATTTTGATTACAAGTAGTAAACCATTTACCTTCTTTTATAGGAGAATAAGGTCTATATATTTTCTTCCTGTTTCCCTCAAAGTCAGTATATGCATAACATATGTCCAAAGGTCTAACTGAAAAAGGCTTCCCTTTTCTTGAAGTAGATTTATATAGTTCAACAGGAATTACTTTATCATCAATTAAATTTTGTTTTGTTATTTCATATTTCCACCAAAATTTCTTATCTTTGTAGTTAAACTGTCTTGGTAAAATGGTGATAACTCTTTCCTTGATAATATTAAAGTTCTTTTCTTCTACACTATCCTTTAATTGGATTATTTCTCTAACCTTTTCTAAGTTATCACCTAAGCCAAGACTTAATTTATCATTAATAAGATGTAAAGCATCTATATAAGATATATTAAAAACTTTTTGTATAAAAGTTATGCAATTCATACTTTTTAATCTGTATGGAGATGCAAAATCTATAAACATTAAGTTTCCATTATATCTTTCAAAATAACAATCACCAACATTATCAGGACGGTAGGGAGCCTTATGTTTAGACTCCCCATTATCCTTAATTTCATCCTGTATAACTATTCCAAATATTTCTTCTTCAGAAGCTCTTTTAAAGATTTCTGTTATATTAAGAGGTACATATTTATTATAGCCATACATAATTTAAATTTTTACCAAGTTGCACCAGCACCTTGATTCATAGCTGCTCCAGCATTTGCATCAGTTAAATTTTCAGTCAAATTTGTCTGATTTGCAAAAGCAGATTTCATGAACCATTCACCTCTTTTAAATGGATGTGTAACACCTGATTCAGTGTTAACGTATTTAATATGGGTTTCAGTTCTGTCTTCTGTGAATCCGTTACCTAGAGATTTAACTAAGTACACTCCATGCTTGATATTTTTTGGTAGTTCCAAATAAGTTTTATCATTTTCTCCAGATGGTTGCCATTGATATTGTAAAAATACATCATTAGCTTGTTTTTCCCAATTTGGAGTTGATTTTACTAATCTTTCTAAGATTTGTGCAAAATCTTTAAATGAATTAATTGGAACTGAAAGTGCTTGTTGCACAGATTCTGGAGATACAAATGCCTCTACAATAGAAGATAATTCACCATTCAATAATTGAACAGCTTTTTTGTGTTCTTCTTTGTACTCATTAGAGTTAGTATCTGTAATTTCTCCACCACCTTTAGCAAATACTTTAGTTACTGGAAAGAATCTTTTTCTATATTCTCTCTCACCAACTTGTACTGTTAAGTCAATGGCATCTTGTTGTGCTCCATCTGCACCTGCATTTGGATTGTACTCAAATTTTGTAACATAGCCTATATTTAAGCCAAACTTCCCACCTTGTGCTCCAGGTGTTACTTCATCTGAATTTTGATATCCGTACATATTATAAATAAAATTTTAAATTACTAATTATTACCAGCTTATATCTTCTGTGTTTGCACTCACAGCTGTAGCTTCTGGCATAGCTACTTCTTCTTGTTGAACAGTTGGTTCTGTGTGAACAACAGCTCTGTGCTCATGAGCTTGTTCTTGTTGCATCTCTTGATTTATATCATCAACTAATACATATTTAGGATTATGGAACTTTCTAATTCTAAGTCCAGCATCTCTAAGTACTTTAGTCATTTGAGCAACAGGTAAACCATAATGTTCTGCTAGTTGGTTTTTCTTCCAACCCTCATTAACTTTTTGTGTTAAATCACTTGTTGTAATTCTTACTTGTTCTGACATTATTAATTATTGTATTTATTAACTTGTTCTAATACAAATCCCATATCATTTGGAATAAGTTTCTCTTCAAACATACCTACTGGTGATTTAGCCATAATATGAATTCCTCTGTCATCAATATGTTTATTAGTAACAAAGAAATACTGTGTGCCTTGCATATTGGTTTTAGTAGTTGTATATAATACAACAGTAAATAAACCAGCTAAGTTAACTTTATCATCTAACATTTTACCTAATGTTTTTATCTTAGATTTTCCATCTTCCTCATCATCATGAGTTAAGATAATAAAGTTTAAATTATCATGCATATTGATACCAGTATTTATAATATCATACATATTTTTAGCCATTCTGTTGAACTTATCATATCCTGTCTTAAGTGCATTAGCCATAAATTCTTCTGACATAATATATTGACTATCATCTAGTACAACATTTTTTATGTCAGGTCTATTTACGTTAATAAACTGTAGAGTTTTAATAATAAGTGCAGCATCTGTAGTAGATAAATAATTACCTTCAACTGGAGGTTTTGAAGTGTCTATAGGAATATATTTAGATTTCCATCCCTTAATAGGTAAAGGTTTACCTTTCACATTTATAATAAATGTTTCTTTAGGTTCTAATCCTTTAATATTAAGTTCAGGTATTTGTCCTATAGATGTAGATTTACCACTTCCACTATCTCCAACAATTGCAATTGCATTTGCCATACTTTAATTTGTGTTTAATTTTTTTGAATAATCATAAACAGCTTTCATACCTTCTACATTATCTAGTTTTGGAAGTTCTTTAAAGAAATCCACTGCTCCATCAAAGAACAAAGGTAATTTTTTATTAGCAACTCCATCCCTATCTTTCAAAATAGACATTTGCCTGTATCTATCTCTCATAATTAAGATATTATAACCATTATGTACTTGAATTCCATACCTATCTGGAGCAAATAAACCTAGTACTACATTTGCATCTCTTTGTGTAGTCTTGTTATCACCCAATCCATCTAAACTGGGTTCTAATTTGGCTTCTATTGTTTCACCTTTATAATTTGTATCAACTCTTTCTTTATCTGAAGCTTGTTGTTGTACATTTACAGGTATAAAACCAAATCTATCTCTCATTCTCAGACAATAATCTGATGAGTACTTTCCCATAGTTTGCCATTGTGTTAGACCTGCTTCAGGATGAAGCAAAGAAATATGGTCTACAAGTACAATGACGTAGTGTTTGTCATGGTCCTTTTTATAATAGGCAATTTTTTTATAGGTTTCATTTTCTCCTTCTTTTACTTCCAATTTTTCTTGTTCTGTAAAAGGTTTTCCACTTGCATCATAATAGTTTCCTATTTCAAGTGCATAATCTCTCATGTATTTATAAATACCAGTAGGATTTTTTATAGTATCTATAATATCTACAATTTCTAAAAACTCATTTACATACTCTTCAGCCTCCTTAATTTTTTCAAGAGTATCACTATCAATAGTATTAAACCTACCTCTAGATTGTAATTGTTTTGTTGAAACTGTAATACCATATTCAGTAAATAAGTACCTACTAATTTCAGAAAGTATAATTTTATGTCTACTTTCTTCTAAAGAAAAATACTTAATAGTAAGTTTTATATCTGAATCAGGATTATGTTTTATATATTGGTATGGGTTGTGTATAAATAAGTATCTTGCAAGTTTACTTTTACCTACTCCACTTGAAGCAGTTATTAAATAATAAGTATCTTGTTCAATACCTGGCAAATATTTTTCCAATCTTTCCATTCCCATAAATGGAATACAATTGAAATAACCTTGTTCATGATTATGTTTGTTATCAATTATTCTTTGGTATACTTGTTTAAAATTCATTATATTATATCATCTGAATATTTAAAACCACTCTCTTCTTGTCTCTTTAGTTGACTAACATAATCACCTAACATAGAGCTACCATCTGCTTCATAAATAAATTTATGAGATTTTTTACAATATTTCGGGTTATCTACACTTTTTAAGTATAGTTTAGTTGCCTCAAATACTTCATCTTTTCTTATAGATGGATTGTTTACAAAAAACTTCTTTATCCTGCTAAGGACATATTGTTTTGTTCCTCTTCTTTCTGGATTTACTGATTTAAATAAATCCATCCACTCTCCAATCCATTCAAAACCAGTTTCTTGTTCCTCAAAGAGTGGTACTCTCCAAGTTATTGAACCAGTTTCATAATTCTTTGTCACTATTCCACAAGCTAATACTTTTCTCTCTAGTACATCTGGTATAAAAGAAGGTGAAGTTCCATAATACAAACAAAGTAAATAAGATATACCATCATGTATAGATATATTTTTAGAATTAAAAATACTTCTAATCTCCGAATTAAAATTTAAAGTTATATTACTCATAATTTTTCCAACTTACATGTTCAATACTATCTTTATTAAATCCTTCTAATACCTTGTCCTTCCATTTTTCATCTACAGTATCTACTGTACAAAGAATGTAAATGTTTGCAACATAACCATCTTGTAAAACTAAAGACCTAGCTATTTTCTGTGTAGCATCTCCTTTCTTATCAGAGTTAACTTGTACTATTACAAAGTTATCTACTCCTCTAAAAGTAAATCCAACACCACCTGCATTAACACAGGCTAGTAAGTTTATCTTCCCAGTTATAAATTTGTTTAAATCTGTGTCATCAGTTTTTGAATGGTAGGTATATTGTGATATAGACTCTGCTTGAGAAATTCCACCAGTAAATACTAAAGTCCTACCCTTTAGTTTACCTATAAATTTCTTAGCAAAATCATTTTTAGATTTGAGATTATATATAAATCTCATTCTATTTAGATAAAAGAATTGAGGTACAATTTGTCCACTAAATAACTTAGCATTAATAATCCTAGTTAAATATGAATAATGTTTATCCTCAGTAGTTAAGAAAGGCTTTTTCTTATTACCTGCCTTAATATACTTATCTCTACTATCTAATTTGCACTCTACTACTGTAATCTTATAAGGAGCAATAAGTTTTTTTTCTACAGCTTCATCAATAGAAAGTTCTACTAATATTTCTAAATCAAGTTTCTTATACAGTTCCAACTTTTCTTCATGTTTAGGATGTGTACCTGATAGACCTATAATAGTATTATAGTCTATACTACTATCAAATAATGGCTCAGAATTATTTTCAGTAATATTTTGATATTCATCTAATATGATTAGGTCATATTTACCTTTGTGGTCTGCAAGTGAAGCCCAGCATATAATATCAGTCTTTCTATAATGTGTAAGTGCTCTCCAATTTTTAAATTCTTCAGGAATATCTATATCCCTTAATTTTGTATTAGGTGTAACCCAAAGTACTTTTTTAGGTTTCTCCTTTTTAATTATATCAATAGCTATCTTAGTCTTACCTACTCTAGGAGCTAAGTTAATAAGACCATGACATGGAGTAGGAAGAGAGTCAACAATTTCTTTTTGTATCTTACTCTTATTTATTCCCATAAACCATTTTTATGTATTTCTATTCCTAAGAAAGTATCTGCTTTTTTACCTTTAAATTGAGGATACTCTTTAAATAATTGTTTAAAATTACCTCTATGTAAATATCTCCATATATTATTCCAGCCCATTCTAGATATACCTAAATAATCATTACAACTTCCCCAATTAAAAGCATGAATTAAACTTATTTGGTCTGCTTCTTCTATAGTTAATGAACCTGGAGGATAATGCATTGAATATCTTATTGTTCTATCTAAAGCTATTTCATAAAGTTTTTCAGAATAACCCCTTATATCTATAATTCTTATATCCACAATCCATTAGTTTTAATTTTTATTCCCATAAACTCTTGTTCTTTTTTCTTTTCTTTAAATAAATGTGGGCATATTTGTTTAGCTGTTTCAAAATCTCCTACATTTATGGCTGACCAAAAATTTGGTCCTTCTTCAGTTCTATCCCATATAAATAGTGAACTTACATGTTGTGTATTTATATAATCTATATCAAGAGTATCACTAGTTGAATTTAAAACTCTTTCATATACTAGAGGATATTCATCTCTTAAATCACTTATTCTTATAACCATAGTTATTATAATTAATGTATTTTAGCATAATTTTCTCCAAATTCAACAGATATATTAAGTGGAACATTAAGCTTAACTTTTCTATTTACTTCTTCAATAGATTCTTTAAGTATTTTAGATATATTTTCTTCTTGACCTTTATCAAATGAAAATACTATCTCATCATGATATTGAAGCATTATTTTAATACCTCTACTTCTAACTTCCCTAACCCATAAATCAAAACAAAATACTCCAGTACCTTGATTAAGTGTAGAAAATTTATCTTTTAAATATCTTAAAGAATACCAAAATCCTGAAACTGGATTTCTAAGCCACATTTGGTCTTCTATCTTTTTTACTTTACAAGACTTTTCAACAAGTTTAACAGACTTGTTTCTTTTCCAGTAAGTAGTGTGCAAGTTTTTAGCTTGCTCTAAAGACATACCAGAAGATTGTGCAATCTTAGGTGGTCCAGCTCCATAAATACCTGCAAAATTAACTACTTTAGCTATACCTCTAGTTTGTGAATGGTCTTCTTCTTTTCTTTTATGTGCTTCTGCTTGTTCTTCAGTAAGCATTTTAGCAAGAACAGCAATATCTAAATGAGGGTCAAAACCTGGTACTCTCATTTGTGTTACATATTCAGGGTCAAAGAAATACATATAATGTTGTTTAGTAGTATCTTCTAATGAAGACATATCTGAACCACATAATAATTGAGAGTCATTAGGAGCTATAATAGAGCCTCTAATATTCTCCCCATAAAACTTAAAAGCTTTAGGTAAGTTAACAATAGGTTTTTTATGTCTAAATCTAAGAGTATTAGTAAAACCATGTATTCTAGCTTTAGTAAAACCTTGTAAATCCATATTCTCTTTATAAGAATCAAATATTCCTATCCTATGTTTAATTAAGGATAACATATCTAAGTTTTCTAATGCAGGTTCAATATTATATAAATCTCTAATAGATTCACACACTTCATCATCAACATAAACCTGAGGTATTTTATTTATTTCTCCAGCATTATTTTTTCTAAACTCAAAAGTTCTAGGCTCCCAACCTAAACTAAATAGCCAGTCTTTTATTTGCTGATGACTTCCAGGATTACCTGGTTCATTAGACACTTCAACTCTTACTGTACCTTCATAATCCTCTGGTAAATTAAAATTAGATAATAAGCCTAACCAATCAGCCCCTCTAGAAGATATAGAACCATCTTTTTTATACATTTTAGCTGGTTTAGATACTTCTTTATATTTAATATCTCTAGGCATAGCTTCTATAAGAGCTGTTTCTTTTTCAAATTGTAGCTCTTGAAGCTCTTCTAAAGATTTATCTATAAGGTCAACATCCAATCTACATTGTACTTCTTCTTGTTCTCTAGCACAGTCTAATTTAAAACTTAAGTAGTCAATTATGCCTTTAATACTATCTTCATTACCTTCGTATAATATAGATAAATAATCCATTTGATTTTTAAATAGTTGTAAATTGATTCTAACATCCATCTCACATCTATGTATATAATCATTTATACTTTGGTTATTCCAATCAGCTATAAAAGGTTTAGGTATATTAAACTCATCTCCCCATACTTCTAATCCATGTTTAGGTCTTAAAGGATATAAGTACCAAGATAAACCTAAAGTATCTATAAGATTACTGGTTATTTGTTCATCTGATATTCTAAGTATTTTTTTAATAGCAGGTATATCATACATTATAATATTATGACCTACTAATACTTCTTGATTTTGTATAAAATAAGACATTTCATTATAGTCTGTTATACTACCAGACTGAATAACTTTTTTTTGTTCTGTATCATATATTTGATAAGATAAACAGTGAATTTTACTAATAGTTTCTAATAGTCCATCTGCCTCTATGTCAAATATTGTATATTTCATTCTGCTATTACTTGTAATCCATTTTTTATTATAGTCATATCTATATCTACTTCTTCTGTATTAAATATTCCTTTATGTAATCCTGGTCTAGCACCAAATGCATTAGGAATAATAGTAGGTATACTTTCTTTAGAGATATATATTTTAGGTATTCTAGTTGTAACATCAGTATTTTCTAATGTATAAAAATTATTTCTTACATAGTATAAAGATAATCTTAAATTGTCTTTTTCTTTATCTCCTGTATTTCTATCTTTACATTTCACATAATCCTCAGGATATTCCATTGAAAGTTCAGTTCTTGTTTTTAATATAAATTTTATTTGTTTCATGCTTTAAATATTAAGGTAAAAAAATAAAAATAGGAAACCCTTGTATCTTAAGTAGAGTTTTAAATTCTACATTAAAGATAACAAAGGTTTCCAAAGAAAAACTATTAGAAACTATAAAAACTGTTTATTAAGGTGAAACACCTTAAGTTTCTAACAGCTGTGCAAATATATAACTTGTGGGAAGTGTATATCAATTTTTAAATAAGAAAGAGTTAGCTAGATTATTTCATACATCAAGATAAGTGCTCATTTAAGTAACATTCTAATACTTTTTGTGACTTACACCCTGTGTTTGCAACAATTGGTCTATAATTTAACCTATTTAAAAAGACTTTTTTAGAGGCTTTTTCTGTATAGTACTAGTTTATCACTAGCTAATCTTCTTTCTTTGAAGCATAGATAGGATTCGAACCTATGAGTAATAGTTTTGCAGACTACCTCCTTAACCACTCGGACACTATGCTAGATAAATAAAGCTCTGGAAGTCCTTCCTCATGTTTGACATTATTGGATAGTAACTTCATCAGAGCTATAACAAATATAGCAATTTTTCTTGTATTACACAAGTTTTTTTAGGGTAAATAATGAGGCTCGAACTCATACTAGAAGAACCACAAACTTCCGTGCTAACCATTAACACTATATTTACCATTTAATTCTCTGTCAAGATTCAGGCTTGAATATTCCCTCTATATAAAATAGACACGGGCTTCAGGTTAACACTTCTCTAACTACTTAGTTTAGTTCCGTTTACTATGAATATCTCTCCAATAAATAACAACTACTGAATTAGTATGTACTTGAGCAATAATCTTTTTACAATCATCTCCCCATAATTTAATATGGAATTACTATTTATCTTCAAGCAGAGAATTAGATGAGATATAAAGATTCGAACTCTAACTAGAAGGACCAAAACCTTCTGTGCTGCCATTACACCATATCTCATTATAGTACTTCATACGTTAAAAGTGAGGATTTTAGTACTAACTTACTCCTTATATATAAGGTAGACTGGTTTTACCAGCCTGACTCCACCACCCTGTTTAATATTTGTCAGATACAGGGAAACTGCTACTCTTAATCACGTAGATATGTATATGCTTTGTGATATTTTTCTAATCTTTCAAAGTCTTTTTTTCTAAGACCTTTTAACCTAGTAATTTTAGTATTATGTTCTAAATCTCTAAGTTTAATTGCTCTTGCTACAGGATGTGTAGATACTTTTCTAATATATTCTTCATAAGAATCTTCTGGTTTATGAGTAAGTAGGTTTACTATCATAGCTACTTCTAAGCCAAATTTACTCATAATTTCTTCTCTAGTTATATCTGTGTCTTCTACAATATCATGTAAAACTGCACAAATCATAGCTAAATCTCCTAAATGTCTTACTTTATCCATTACCCATAGACAATGTAATATATAAGGTTTTCCTCCCTTATCAAGAACACCTACAAATTTTTCTGATGCCAATGCTATGGCTACTGCTAATTTATTCATCAAATTAGGTTTTAAAGTTAGTGGA